CGTAAGCATTCTCCAATACAAATCCCTTCGTATTCTCTTTCTTCTCTCTTCTTCTATGAGCTTCATTATTTGAAACAGTGTTTGATTTGACATAACACCCTCCTATTTTACTAGTTGGATGCGTTCCTTCCCCTTGAATGGGTACTTCCGTCTATATGATGAACGAGTACTTCTATTTAGTCGTGATACAACCAAACTCTATTGTATCTATTCCCTTTTGTGTGTAATACAAGAGTTTTGGGTTCTCTTCTACTGTTATCTGTGTATGATGGCAATCCTGTAATGTTGCATGTGGTATCTCTATTGTAGCACCACCATTGAATATAATAACAAATGCATATGCGAAGTTCATCATATCACCTGATACCCTTCGTACTGTCCGTATGTCTTTATATGTACTGTTATATCATCTTTGACTGCACATCTCCACCACTCATCTACCCACCAGTCTAATGGTTTGATTGTACAATGTGCGTTCTCTCCATTTGGTAGTATTGCAATGGCTGGGTCTGTTGCAATCGCAAGGAATACGAATCGTGTTGCATACTTTGATATCTCTTGGAATACTTGTGGTATTTGTCCTTCTGGTATATGTTCCATTACGTCTGTTGATATAACCCCATGATATGTTCCTTTTGGTTTCTTCTCGTGTTCTGGTACGGCTGGGTCATATAGGGTGGGTGTACTGACAGGTAATATGTTGTTTGTCCATTGATTTCCCTTACCACATCCATAGTCTAACAGTGTTGTGGATTGTGTCGTCTGTATCAGTTCTAATATGTGTGGTAATTGAGGTGCGAGGTTGTCCCCCTGATAATGGTTGTTGTTCTCATGATATTGTTTGTATTGTTCTATATAATCTGTCATGGCCTGTAGTCCTTATACATTAAGGTGATTTCCTCTTCTCCGAGTATATCATCTATTGCTTGTAGATACCACCGATTCCCTTCCTGTATTCGTATGCAATTAGGGTTCAATGAGTGGTTTATATACCCTCCTAGTGGTGTTCTAATGAGTTCTGGTGCGTTGATATGAGTGAGTCCGAGCATTTGTCCCTTCCCTATGGGTTCATTTGCAAAGACTCCATATCCATGTATCTCAGAGTGTTTGAGTTCTAGGTTATCTGGTAATGGTCTATAACTCGTCATCTTGGCTCTTTAAAAAACTCTGGTATGGGTTGATTTCCAAATGTGGGTGTGTGAGTCTGCACATGTATTATTTCCTCTGCGTCCTCTCTCACCTTACATGTCGCAATAATACAATCGGTACTATTCTCAATCACTGCATAGGGTCTTTCTATATTTGAGCTCTTTTCTATCTTATACTTTAAATTGTGTTTTTTCATATTTTTCAGCCTTTGATTTAATCCCAAAACTGGTTCTATCAAAGCCCGATATATCTTTTTCTTGTCCATTGTCTATTAACTCCTTTTGTGCGTTATTTTCGACATCATACAATCTCATTTTACTTCTATCAATTCCCACGACAAATCTCTTGTTTGCAGTTGGGTCATTATATCGGTTCTTGAGTTGCTTCACTAGTATCTGGTTTAGTCCATCTAATTCCTCATTACTGATGAGTGCAAACATAAAGTCTGCTGTGGCTGGTAAACCAAAACTTTCTGATGTATCCTCTAGACCTACGTCTGAAGATACAAATCCTGTACGAGTCGTCTGTGTTGCAGACATAAAGGGTACATTCGTTTCTACTGCAAGTCCACGCAATTCTTCTGCGATTGCTTTGATGTACATATACGAATTAACATTCTGAGCCCCTTTGAATCTACTTGATGCACAAATATTTAAATAGTCAATAAAAACTATATCAGGTTTAAACGATTTCTTAATCGCTAATTCTTTAATCAAACCTCTGAAGTGACTACTATGAGCACTTGCAGTTGGGTATTCTTTTACGATAAGTTTACCAGATGTTTTCTTTGTAATTCTGGCAATCTTATCTTGAAACATATTCTTTGGCAAATCATGTAAATCCTCCATAGAGATATTCATAAGATTTGCGTCTATTCTTTCTGCAATCCTTTCTTCTGCCATCTCAAGGGTGATGTATAAAACATTCTTACCTTGTGATAAACAGTTTGCAGCCACATGACACATGAAGAGGGACTTACCCACTCCAGTACCAGCAAGTGCAATATTTAATGTCTTAGGTGGTAATCCACCCTTCGTAATTTTGTTAAAGAAATCTAAGTCAAATGGTATTTTTTCTTCTACTGTATGATAATAGTCAAAACGAGATTCACTATCAGCAAGGTAGTCATGACCAACACTAGAATCAAAAGAAACTCCAAGAGCTTCTGTTAATATTTCTGGTATTGCTTCTGCTGTTCTTTTACCATCTTTTCCATCTATAATTTTTATACCATCTACGATTGCATTGTAGATAGCTTTATCTTTACAAAACTTTTCTGTTGTGTCAATCAACCAATCAAAATCTACATCTGAAGAATTAAGTGATTGAATAAGTTCTACAACTTTCTTATGTTCTAATTCTGTTAAATCTTTCCTACTTTCCAACTCTATTTCTAGAGTAGTTTTTGTAGGCATCTTATTATATTTATCAACAAACTTATTTATTTCTTGAAATACAACCTTTTCTTCTCTTACACCAAAATAGTTTTCTTTAATAAACGGTAATACCTTACGAGTGTATCTCTCGTTTGATATAAGATTACTTAGAGCTGTTTTTTCAATTGTTTGATTCAAGTTTGTTTTCTCCTTCATATTGTCTGTCTATTATGTCTACTAATATATCACCTATTAGCTTTGTCCATTCTTCATTTTCAAATTGGGGTCTTGATAAACCATTATTATCTAGAATATCAAACTTAAACTTAAAGGGCATATTACCATTTTCATCTTCTTGTTCTGCAATAGTTACGTCAGAATACTTTAATACTACACCAGCAAACTTACCACCTTTTATTCCTACACAAGTTTGGTCTTCTTTCTCTGTAGTTAAAAATACATATCTATCTCTAATTGACATAATGTAAATAACTCCTTATTTTTTAAAGTTTTCTATTGTTTTATCAATGGCATTTTCAAAACGTGTTTTCCATTTCTGGTGACTATGTTTTTCCCACGTCATGTCTTGTATTTCTTTTCTATCAATATCTCTATATGAATTAATTGCAGATACTAAAGCATCTTTATCGTTAATTGATATTTTTGTGCAATGTTCTTTTTTCATAGGTATGGTTTCAGCCGCATGATAATCATATCTTGTATTAAGAATTACTGGTACACCACGACTTAATGCCTCAAGAGTTGTCAATCCATATGACTCTTGCCAGAAAGTTTGGAAGAATGTCATACTCTTTGATAGGTTATTCATTACATCTTTGTATTCTAAATTCCACAATGTACCAGACGTATCTTTATTTCTCTGATAATACTCGTATTCAGGCCTACCTTCTTCTATCCTATTAGTCATCACTAAAGTTTTTATATCTGTATCTTTAAGTAATTTTTTTAATAGGAAAGGTCTTTTCTCACTAGGGTCGCATCTACCAATCGTAATACAATCATATTTTGTGTCATACTCAATTTTTGGTTTATTGCCTTTTACATATCCAGAATTTATATAACCGTCTATATCTATCAGTTTTGACTTTGTTCTCTTTGCCATATCCTTATAATACTTAGATTGATAATTACTTACAAAAAATACAGAGTGTCCAAACTCCTTTAATTTGTAAAATCTATACAGTGTAGACATCATAGGATTATTACCATGAGATATTTTCATAATTGGAACAGGACAATCCATAATCTTCATTCCACAAAATGATGCTTGTGTCCAATTTGATATTACAACATCAGCATTATATTCTAACGCTGATTTTTTTATAAGTTCTACATTTTCTTTTATATTTGTAACATCTTTTATCTCAATAACTTTGACATCATCAAATGTTTCATAGATTGAATGACAGAACTTTTCAATACCACCAGTAATGACTGGGTCATCAAATTTTCTTCCATGTGCGTTACTATATGGTAACAGTATTTTCATTTATAAAAACTACCTGTTTATTTTTATATGTAAATATTAATTTACAGTTGTATCTATTTAATGGGAATTTATCGTAATCTAATCTGGAGAACCCACCAATTTTTACTCTTCTATTTTTTGATTGACCAAAAGAATTTACCATGAGAATTTTTATATCATAAGTTATGAGTTTATCCATAAACTTGACAATTTCATCATTAGGCCAATGCATGATAACATCTTTAATTATAATAAGTTCTCTACCTTTCAAATGATTAAAAACATTTGTATCAGATATGAATGAATATTTTGGAAATTGTTTTTTGTTATTATCTATAACGGAATCTACAATATCTAATCCAAGATAATCTATATTACCCCAATCAACATACTGACTAAATTGCCAATCACCACAACCATAATCAATTACACTTTTTATATTATTATCTTTCAAAAAATTTTCTAAAAATGGAATATAATCTTGATTAAATTTAGGTCTACTTCCCTCACCAGAACCTCTACGCCATTTATTGGTATCGTATATATTAGTAAATATTTCTTTCATCAATACCTCTAATCACAAACAGCTAAATAATTAAGGTCACTCATCTTAGTAATAGAGTACCCCATCTCACCAAGAATTTTAGAAACAGTATCAACATACTTTGGCCAAATCTCAATATAAATCTTGGGTTTCCATTTTAAAATTGTTTTTTTAGCACCAGACAATACTTGTGCTTCATAACCCTCTACATCAATTTTTATAAAATCTACTTTAGGTAAATCAAAACTGTCTAGTTTTTTTGTTTTAACAATAACTTCATATTTATCTTTGAATTTTCGTTTCAATAAACTTGACATACCAGACTTATAATCTCTTGCAGTCATAATACTATCAGTTTCTATATCAGATAATGCACACTCATATAAAGTAACATTGTTTAAATTTTCACAATTTTTTTTATGACACTCTATATGTTTCTGTAATGGTTCAAAACATATGACTTGTGAAAAATCTTTTGATAATCTTTTTGTCCAAATACCAACATGAGCACCGATATCTAAGCATAAGTTTCCATTTAACTGTAGTTTTTTATATTCTCTACTTTCAAAGTTTTCACCCCATTTATACCAAGTATCTTTTTCTGGTATCCATATTTTTTTCTGCATTCTCATCAATCTCTCCAATGATAGACTGGATATTTTTGATTTACATCAAATATGTTTGGGTGTTTCATTAAGGCCCTTCGATATGGTGTCCATTTTATACCTCTACCCCAATTAAGTTTACGCAGTAAGTCTAGTTTACTCATACAACCATATTGTTTAATCCAACCTATAATTTGTTTTAGTTTGTCACTATTTCCCATAACCTTTTGTTTATCAAGTAAATCATTCATATAATCACTCATATCTACAACCTTGTTCCTATAAACTAAATTTATTCTCATATGGTCTAGTGCTTTGTTTGCTTCTGTGTTTCTGTACTCTTTATCATCAAGAAGTTTGTTCAATAAATCTAACGCACCCTTGTCATCTTTAAAAAACATACCCTCTGAGTATAATTCTTTGTAATAAGTATCGTCATACATTATATATGGTGTTCCATTCATCATGCCATCGGTTGTTGCAACACTCCACCCACCGTATTTTTGTTTAGGTGAAAATCCTATATAACAATCTTTAAGTTTATTATAGTACCATTGTTTATCACCCTTGTCAACAGTTATATATTCTTTATTTGATTTTTCTAAGAGTGGCACCCATACCTTAAAATCTTTTCTCTGTTCCCACAGTTTATCTGTGAGAGATATAAATTGTTTGAAGTGTTTGTAGGTATCAGGCCTGTGATTAAATACAATAATTTTTTCTGGGTTCTCATTTATATTATCAGTGATATCATCTTTATCAACACCTAAGTGTTGTACTGTTAATATATCGTCCAGTTTTTTAATTGTATCATTATTAAATGTTTCACTTGCTTGTTTTAAGACCATATCTTTTTGATATTGCGTATTAAGATAACATTTATCATATTCTAATAATCCAATTATATTTTGATTGAAATTATCTTTAGGCCAAGACACGACAGATTGTAGATCAAACCAATGAGAATATCCAAAAAAAGCAGGGACATGATGTGTGACGTTATAGAGAGTAGATTTTAATTGACAATTATGTTCTGGTAGTGAATTATACACCAAATCAATATCTAACTCACCATTGAATATTTTTTGAATTACATTTACGGAATATTGATTCCTCATAACTGGAGCATAAGTGTGGAAGTAATCCTTCACAATCTCTTGATGCACATTATGAAAGTTCAAGGAAACAATTTGTTTGGGTACTAATATGTAAAAAAACAAGTCATCTCTAATTTCATTTAGTATTTTGATTTGTTTCTTTAAAACTTCTGTTTGACTATCAGCTTCTAGATTTTTTATAAAAGTCCAGTTAGGGTACAAAAGTACCCTAACTGTTTTCTGCATTTTAACTTTGTTAAGCAACTTCTTTAACTTTGCTTGAAAGTTCTTCCTTCGTTTTACTAACTAAGTTTTCAAAAGATTTTGCACTCATATTACTTTTCTTTTGATTTAGATATCTAGAACATACTACTAAGTTTTCATACTCAGTAATTCCCCCATTATCTATACCAGCAGAACGAGGTATATAGTGGTCACCTGCTATATCGTTCTCATCTAAAATAACTCCAGTGTAGTAACACTTATAGTCTTGCTCTTTCCACTTTTTAAGGATTTGTTTGTGAGTGAAATCTCTCTTATCAATCTTTATGATTCCAAAGTCTTTTGCAGTCATACCTAACAATGCTCCACTTCGAGTAACATTACCCTCAAGGTCTATCGTTGGTTTAAGACCATCTTTCTCTTTATCTAATATTCTAAAGATTGTCTTAATTGAATTGGTGTTTTTACCCCCAAATAAATCAGAAAAACCTTTCAAGATAGAATCATTCTCGTTCAACTCTTGAAGATACAGTTTTTTATTATCACAACTGTAATCATCAAAAACTTTGAAGAATGCTTTTACATAGTTTGCTGGAACGATATCTTGTCCTAGTTTTCTAAGTCTATCTGCATAAAGAATCATCATCATTGCAACCATCTTACTTAAATCTGACTTTCTTTGTCTTGGTACAGCTTTAAGTATTGTTAGTCCAAAATCAAGAAGAGCCTTTATCTTCTTTTCACTTGTAAAGGTAACACTATAATCACCCTTTGGGCCTTGCATTTTCTCAACCCACTTGAAGTGTGATTTAGTCGACACACCTTTCTCTACACCGTTCTCTGACAAGTAGATAAGTTCAGATAACCACTCATCAACTTCCATTCTACCTTCTAATTTGAAAGTAGGAGAAAAGTATTTCAAAAAGGTTTTCTTTTTACCTTTAATTACTTCAGTAGTTCTTGTAAACAATTCGTGTCTTGTTTTCTCAAATCTAGCAGTATTTCTGATATAATCTGAAAAAATTCCAAGTATTGCGTTTCTCATCTCTTGATGTGCCATAGTTGCAACATTATTTAATACTTTAATAAATAACCAAGCAGTTTGTTCATCAGTAAGATTTTGATACCACTTACAAGAAATACGATAATCTGTAATTCTCTGATAAATATCAAAGTGTTTTTCCTTAAGTTCATCAGCATACATTCCACTTAAATCAATACCATCTACATTAAAATCTTTAGGAAAAGGATACTCATTATTAAGAAACCCAAGAATAGCAGATACTCTTTGTTGACCGTCTATCAGTTCAAAAAAGTAAACACCATGTGCTTTTTCAAGTACACGAATGTGTATCTCTGGAATACCACAAAACACATTAATCAAAACAGTTCTTAACACTTCTTGTTTCCAAAATAAGTCTGCAACAAGTTCTCTCTGATATGCTGGATTTTGTGTATTTACTTTTGGAGATTGTAGGAATGAAACTGTAACATCTCCGTTACTACAGTCTTTTTCGGCAGTGCCGAAAAGTTCTTTGTGTCGTTCACAAGATATAAACATCTTATAACTCCTATGTTGTGTTTCAGTATTACTTCACTCACACAATTATGAGTCTTTGTAATTACTTACTCCGTTGTTAAATCTTCTAACTAATTCACCTAGAATCAGTTACACTATTATAGTACACGAATTTAATAGATTTGTCAAGTCTTATCTAATAATATCTATTTTATCCATGCTTTCTTTGTTAAAGACTTCTAGTTCTTTACGAAGTCTTCCGTCTGCACAAATATTATTATATCTTTTAGTGGCAAGTTTTTTCCACCATTTAATAATATCTGATAATTCGAATCTATCAAAGTTATCTGCTTTTGTCAAGGTATTTTTTTTACCCAACAGAATATCTTTAACATTCGAAAATCCATACTCAGACATATAAAATCTTTTCTGAGTTGTAACATCACCAGCCTTTGCAATCTCTTTTGTAAATAATTCATAGGCCTTTGTATCAAATTCTTTGAGTGATGATTTAATTATACCTATCATCTTAGTCTGCATCTTTAACTTTCGACTAGACGCACTTTTGTGTATAAGTTCTTCTCCACCATTCTTTTCGGTAAACCAATCACGCATTTCAAAGTAGATATCCTCACCTAGTGTTAATAGAAACTTTGATTGTGTATCACCCTTATATCTAAGATAAGGACGCATACCATCATACATTGAACCACCTTTAATATTACCATATAAACTGCTTGTTTCAAACAAACAAAACTCTGTATCGTATTTCTTGTTTAACATTCTTCTAGTTGCGTGAGAACAACATATGGCTGCAAGTAATTTACCACCTAGACAATTAAATCCAAATGGT